ACCTTACGCAATAATAGGCGATATTCCTGCAGGTGAAAGTCAGTTAGTCCTTCTAGCGCACCTTCGCGGTAGAAAGTGCAGGCGGAAGCAAAGCCGCCGCCGTCAACGTGTGCCAAGGAATACGGCGGGTCCGTGAGTACCAAGTCCACAACTTTATCAGGAATCAAGGGCAGAAGCTCACGACAATCCGCATGAAATATCGCAATATCGGATTGCTCATCCCGATAGTAAGGGGCCGGAAGTTTAGACAGGATTTCCTCGAAGGTCACTTCTCTACCTTCTCCGTGTCGATTCTTACGCCAGCCTCTACAAGTTTCCGTGCTACCTCTTCCCATGACAAGAGAATAACAGGTGGTTGCATATCCCTTAGAATATCGGCTAGCCTGACTTCATCTTCCATCAAGGTTCGTCTCCTATGTAGTTATCTTCCTGTTCATAGACTCTCTGTATATCCGTGAAGTGAATCCCATCCTCTATCTTGAACTTGAACGTCATATTGTTTGGATTCAACTTGGGACTTTTGGGTGTCTTGGCGTAGACCACCTTCAAACGATTAGAATCCATCGAAAGATACAAAACTGACCGCTTGGCAGAGAACGCGCCACCATATCCGAGGTCTCGCGGGATTATCTTCTTGACACCTTTCACATAGGTCACGCCTGGTGGCGCTTTTTGGAGAGCTAAGAGTGCTACGCCTTTCGTGAGCTTACGGAATATGGCGTCTATCTCCGCTCCTACTAAGTAGACCTCAGAATTAAAATCAAGGTAGTCCACCACACTGATATGTTCAGGATCAATTATCTCGGCGAAGTTGTCATAGCGTTCATATGTTTCAAAAGGCGGCGGATATGGAATACTAAGAAGGTCGAACCTTTCTTTCATCTGTTCGGGTCCCGTCTCTGAATTGTAGAGGTCAATACGATATGCACCCATGTTCATGTTGATAAAGTTGTAGAGGAATCCTGTCTTGCCAGCGTTCTTACTTCCAGCTATCACGATAATGCTCTTTGGGAATATCTTCACATATTCCTCTAGCCCAAAAGGGAAGCTAATCGGTAAATAGGCATCGGGGTTAGCCTCATGCCACTGAATCTTCGGGGCTACGCCATCTAATCTGTGGAACAAACCATCTGGGGTTGCCTTGACAGTCTTTCCGTCAAGCCTCCCCAGAATGACACGCAGATGATGCTTCGCTTCTGTCGATTCAATGCCGACTTCGTGCCAAATATCCCGGACTGAAAACTTAGCAGGTGCCAGCGACACCCACTCCTCAATAATGGCCTGCGTAAGCTCTTTCCGTGCCACTTAGCTTTGTTCCTTTTGTGCGTTTTGTGCGCTTTGTTGATGTTGTGCGTTCCTGTTCGGGCCATGTGACGTTTTGTGACGGTGCGCCCACAACGAAGGCACTATCATTGTGTTGCCTCGCGCGCGCGGGCGCGTTACTCCCCACCCATCGATCAGTAATATAGGAGACACTAGCTTAATAAGCACTGTCCCTTCTTTTCTTAGGAAGAAGGTAACGGACGGGTAGGAGATTTACCACGGTCTGTCCCTTTTCAAGATTGAAGATACGGGCTTCCATGTCCACCATCTTCTCGGACTCCTCGGTAGGGGCGGGCATATCGTATTCCAACTCGCGCCGGTATTCGTCCTTCTGGAGTCTGAGGTTGCGGTATGCCTCGCGGTATTCGTCGGTACCGTAGATTAAAGCACGATTCGTCATGCTGTTGTCACCTCTGGCTTGAATTGGCGGGGACTACCCCAACCGTAAGTTTTAGCAAGCCATTTACCATGACACTGGCGGGAACAAAAGAAATGTCCTTTGTATCCGAAACCACGCTTCGCCCACTTACCACTCTCGATTGCGATTAGCCTGCTGACTCTGACTTGTTTTAGTTTTCCGCAATTATCACAGTCCACGTCTACCCAGTGCATCTCGGAGAAACACCGTTTACACCATTTTGCTTCGTAGTTTTTCTGCCCGCCGCACCGTGGGCATACGTATCGTTCTTTGGAAAAGTCAAGTCGCGTAGTCTGAGTTCTCAAGCCGTCCCGTTTCAGGATTTGCCTGATGCGCTCTTTGGTAACACCGAATTTATTACTAATATCCTGAAGCGTGGCGCATGGATGCAGCTGGCGTTCCTCGCAGACTAACGAGGGATCAACTTTGCGAGTAAAGTTCATCACACCCTTCCTTTCAAGCGGTTCAGAAGTTCGGTTCTAGCGGATTCATAGGCGTGGACATTCACCATAGCGGTGCTAGTCCTGAAAGCTGCGAGTAGTAGGGGGTCTAGTTGCTCGAAGATAAAGACCACGTTTTCCCGATCTGTGCGGTCCACGTCTTTAAGTTCACTTCCAGACGCAAAGAGGTAGCAAGCCTGGGTGAGATTTGCTGTTCGGAAATCAACTAACATCTACTTTACTCTGCCTAACAAGATATTCCTATCTCAAAGATTTGTCAAGCCTCGATACCCCAATCCTTCAACTTGGCTTGCCATGCTTTAGAAGAAAAACAGTACTTATAGCTACAAGCGGGACTCTCGTGCAAGTGCTTATTCACGTAATCCGCCACTTCCTTCCGGCCTTTCTGACGCAGAAGTTGTGGGTTAGTATCGTGCAATATAAAGCCTTTCAAATGGGCCACCACACGCTTCGCCGCTGAAGAACGGTTAATTGTGGTTATTGGCCCGTGTGTGTCGATAGAATTTTTAAGCGACCCATCGATAAGCGAATGGAGTTGCCCATTGTTCTTGAAATATCCTGATATATCTGCCTTTACTTCCATCTTATCTCCTTTTCTTAGTAAGTTGGAGAGGGCTGGCTGCGAGGGTTCTCGAAAGTTCCCTTTTTCGCTTTGACTATGCTGCCTTGCTGCCCTCTCCGTCTCGCCAGCCAGGAGCTATTCACTCCCCGCGTTCCGACCCTTTCCTAGCAGGAAAGAGTGGCTGGCCCAGAAACAACCTAGCCTACACGCAGTCCCTTTGGAGCTATCTGCATCTTCTAACAACCAGCTAATCGTATGCTAGTCCCTAACTTCCGATTCTCCTAAGCCATCTGCTCCTCGATGATAATGCTTCGGCATAGCGGCTTGTCTCCCTCGGCTAGGCTGATTATCTGACTATGTAAGCAGGAGACAGGGAGTCGAACCCTGTATGCTTTGGATTAGCCGTAGGGTTTCAGAGACTTACGAGTTAGTAATACTCGGCTCTGTCGTTCTACTGCAATACCCGTTCTGCCACTCCCGCATGTTAAGGTACTCTGATTATATCACTAAGGAGTAGGACGGGGCTGCCGTAGGGTAATCGGCATTTGAACGAGTTCCCGCCTCAATACCCCGTCCATTCCGTGAAAGGAGAGAGCTGGCTCGGTTCACCTTCCCCTGTCTACTCAATAGATGCCCGATATTAAGCCGATTCAAACGGCAGGACACCAGCACTCTCTATCTTATCACGTCCTTTTGTAAGTCTACCATTTGCCGCGCCTCCTGAACCATATCGGTCTGCTGTTGCAAGGAAAGCATCGCCCAGGTTTTCCCCTTCCCCTTCTCTTTGAACCAAGCGGCTTGTTCAGCTATTGTTTTCCCCGCACTTTTCAGAAGCCTACTCAGTTCCTCATGGAGCGGGTCTGGAGCCTTCGGGGAGGTCGATTCCTTGACGCTGGCTGGCTCCTTTGCCTGTGTGGTGGTCACTGGGGTGGGTCGGGTTACAAATGTCCTACCCTGCGCTGATTCCCCATCATCATCTTCGGCTGCAATACCGACTATGGCAGACAAGGCATACCTACGGGCATAAGTGATAGCACTGCCAATAGCCTGCGGGGTATCGTCCTTTGGGCTGAGTACCACGGTAGATGATAACCATTGTCCCGATGCGTGGAGCAGGACGGTCTCTAGTATCTGTTTATCCTGCTCTTGACTCACAAGTTGGGATACGGACAAGCTGTTATCAGATAGTGGTTTCCGGCAAGCATCCCAACACGAGGCAAGGTCGGCATATTTGCTCTTGAAGAACGGGTTGGTTTCTGATTTCTTGGCTCCCTCGATTTGCCCTTGTGCTTTCGCAAGGGCAGTTGCGAGTTCATTTATTGACTCTGATTTCTCCATTATTCCTTCTCTCCTTCGACATAATTATCCTGATGGATTAGTTTCCCACCACAATTTGGACATCTTCCCTTGCGCCAACTGGTAGTGGTGGCATGGCAAACCGTACAGACATATTCCGCGTCACTCATGGGCCTCTCCCAAGATTGCCATTATCTCCTGTACCTTTTCTTGCTCTCCGAAATAGGATGCGACAGCCTCGCGGGTAGGTGCTACTTTCAGGTGGTCAAGAGCGGATAGCACCGTCTCGCGCATCGTTGCCTCGTGGAATAGCAACCCGTTGACGTAAATCCTCCCGTTCAATGAGTCGAAGCGGAACCAGTCACCTGCCATCTTCTCTGTTAGTTCCTTTGCCATCGATGGGTCAAGGACTACAGGATTATTCAGCGCCGTCACGTTGTATAATACTGCCTTGCGCTTCGTTCCCTTGTCTGCTCTCTGCTGGCGCGGCTTTAGGGATATTTCCTCTGCGCCAGCTTTCTTTATTGCATCGCAGATTTTATCAACGAGTTTTGCTTTCCTTATCCGTGGCTTATCTTCCTTCAGGAGAATCCAGTCTGCAAAGGCGGAAATGCCCTGTGAGGTGGAGGGTACATTTCCTCCGCCATCTGCTTTTACCCTATCCATACGAGCATCTGGTTCTGTGCCACAGGCAACCAGGACAAATAAATCCCCGTCAGGACTCTTGTAATACTGCCCTACATTCTGTGGGCGGACATTGGCTTTTCTTTTCATTCTTCTCCCTCTACTTGAATTGGCGGGGCTACGTTGGTGGCCTGCATTTTCATCTTGATTCCCTCTAGCATGACTACCTGGGAGTCATCGCCGTTCACTTCTACTTTCCAACCGAGTTGTCCTTTGACGGCTGCTTGCTCGAATGTCACTTTGTATTTGGTCCCGACCTGGATGTGTTTTATAACTTGTTCTTCCATATCTCTCCTTTACTCTAGCATTTCTCTTGCTTTGTCGATATTGGCATTATAATGCTCTGTGATTTTAGCCATGATGAGGTCTACTATTTTGTCCACCTCGATATGGTGCTCTTGTTCCACGGTAATGTTTTCTAGGATGATTTGCAGAATATCATCTTCTAGCGAAATTCGGCGTCCGTATTTACTGATTAGCATATCTCTCCTTTATTTGATCTCGAACTCTGCGTTACGTGCTATGCGCCCTTCGTCTGCTATTTCCTGCTTCGTCTGCTCTACGGCCATATCCCAGACCTCCCCAAGCATTTCCAGAACTGAACCTTGACTGCGTGCCATGTCGTGTAGAGCCTTTTCGATGGCTTCCGATTTAGTCATACCTCTCTCGTCTCAACCTCCTTGAAAATAATCCCTGTTAGATGTCCACCGAAACCTACTCCGTGGCACCACGTCCAGATGGGAGTTCCGATAGTCCATTGTTTGGGCGAGTTTGTTTTTCGGGTCTCGGAGTGTCCGCACGTGGGGCAGACGCCAACTACGGTTTCTCCACCTGTAGTGAAGTACCGTTCTGCTATCTCGTCTGCTAATTCTTGGTCAGTCATTTCGCTCCCTTCTCTCGTTCCTCTTGACGTTTGAAACAGGCCACCAGGTCAGGGCAATATCTCCGTAGCACCTCTCCCTGCCCTCCGATGTAGATGTACTTCTCTTTCACGTCTGGGCCGGTGTGTCCGCAATTCCCGCAGGTCAGGATTTCGTCAGCCATTTTCTTAGCCATACCACCTCCAGCATATCAAGGTTTCTCAAAAGGTTCTTGCCTGTCGTGATGATGGTAAACCGTTTCATACCGCTCACATTTACGTTAAATTTGTCGGGGCAGAATGTGCATTCGTCAGCGGTCTTGGCTGGCCAGTTGCCACAAGTCTGATTGCAGCTAATTATTGCCTCCATAGTGGTTTCCTCGTTCCTAGTCATTTCCTCACCATCCAGGGATACTTCTCTCGCTCTAACCAGACCTTGCTAAAAGCCTCAATGTCACGTAGTAGATTTTTCGCTTTCGTGATGATGGTAAATCTCATTTAGATTCCTCCCAATAGTCTAGTGCGCCCATAGCTCCACCACCAATGCCCGCCCGTCTCATAGCATCCGCAATGGACCTGCCGTTTATTTCCTCGTCCTTCATACCGCCTCGCCAGTGCAAGATAAAGGTCTTGTCAGGTGCGGGTCCAGTCTCCTTACCGCAATGTGGGCAAATCATTTACTCTCCTTCCTCATTTGTTCCGTTCTCTGCAATTCGGCCCCATGTAGGATATAAGGGTTTCCTGCTCGCATCGCCTGTTCAATCAAATGCCTTATTAGTCCGGCCATGGTGCGGTCCTCTTTCCGTGCCTGTTCAATAATAAACTCCTCCTCTTTATCCGAGAGGGTTATCTGGACTTTCATTCAACCACCACTTCGTCATCGTCAATAAAGTATTCATCCGTGTTCATGTTTATCAGCATCCCTCTCAGCACTCGTTCGACTTGGGATTCGGATTTATTGCCGACATCAACGGTATGGACGATCTCGCGTGTGTCAAGTCTTCGGACGTACAGATTAGCCATTCTCCAATTCCTTTAGCTCAATAGATGCCTCCGCTCCGGCTTCCCTGAGTATGGCTACTTTAGCTAGTCTCTCTAATTTGGCCTTGCTCTTATAGCGGCGGCGAAGGTAATACTCGGTGCGTCGTGCGGTTTCATCCGTGAATTTAATCGTTATTCTCATTTCTTTGCCTCGATAGCAGAGAGGGCAGCTTCAAGTCGGGACATGGCCAAAGAAAAGGCCGAAGTCTTTTGAACTTTAGTTGCGACCCCTACCAATCTCTCAAGGTTCTCTGCTACTGCCATCGGATTATCAGGATTGATACGTTGCGCTGCATTGACCAGGGCGACGATAAGGCGGGCAGCTTCTTCTGCATCCCCCTCTGTACCGTGCTGGCAATGGACTTGAAAATAGATACGGTTTATCTGTAGTTCATGGTACTCCTTGCCCTTGCCAGCATGTTCACCCGAACCTTGCAAAGTGTAGACTGTCGCGCCATCTCGGAGCCATTCTCCCTTTGTGTGGTTCATTTTGTCTGTACCTTCCTTTGCAATCTAGCTAACTCTCTGAGAGCTAACTGACTGGGCTTCGTGTCATTGTGTTCCCATCTAATAATCGTGCGCCTGTCTACTCCCAACTGTCGGGCTAATTCCGACTCACTCATATTCAGGGATGTTCTGAGAGATTTAATGTCCAATTATGCCTCCTTGTTTTCCTTTCAATCTCGTATACTCCTGCCAAAGCACCTCATATTCGGGACTGTGGGAATCGAGCGATACTGCATATAGGCGGCACATCTCCTGATAAAGCCGTTCGATCCGGTCGCGTTCGTCAGTCATTTGTGTATTTCTCCTTTCCCTACTTAGTAGCCCTAGTGCGGCGTGGGAAATGCTTGTTATATTCCCTTAATGCAATCCTCGCGTCTCGGCGCTCGCAGAATCCATTTCGGAGTATGTAGTCATGCCATAACCTCTCGGCCTCCCGGCATAGGAAGTATCCGGGTATACAACCACAGGGTAAAGTTTCAGGTTTATTCAGTTGCATGGGTGTTTCCTTCTCCTCTCTTGAGTCCTACTTCAAACGATTGGGCGGAAATATCGCTCTCGTATTTCAATCTGTTTGAAACAGACGGGGCAGACGGGCTCTGTTTCTAGGGTCGAGAGGACTACGGCCCCATGCAGAGTGCAATTACCGGCAACTGTGTTTGGTTGGGTGCTCGCTTTCCTGCGTTCTCTAGCTCTGATAATAGCTGCGTTGAGCGATTGTGCGAACATCTTGGTGCTATCCATCGTATTCTCCTTCTCCTCTCTTGAGTCCTACTTGATGCGCCGCGATACGTTCGCAAATTTTGCACTTTGGGCCTTCACTCTCAGACGCGGGGAGATAATGCTGGTGACGGCCACAAAGGGGCTTACGAGCCTCAAACATATCTTTGTCGGCGAATAGATGCACGTTGCCAATGCTGCAATGAGTCGTGTCGTTGTAACCGTAAAGCATCGTAATCTCCCTTCTCCTGTCCGGTATCTCCTTAACCTCTGAGTAGTGAGCGGGTGGCATTGGCGGGGACTTGTTATCCAAGCTCGCTCCGAGGGCTGAGTCGCTGGTTTTTAAGTCCTCACGGACTACGGATTGATTACCGCGCTCCAGATATAGCTGCCTCTATCACACAGAGCCTAATCCCGATTCCCTTTTGCTGTGCCATTTCGGGCGGCTGGCATAAGACTTGCGTCAACCAGCACGATTCGCTACTAAGGACGCCGCTAGGGTGCGCGTCTTGGCTTCCCGTCCTTACCCTACTTTGCAGGTATATTACAACCTGCTCCACCCGCTCACTATTCAATTGTTAAGGTGCTCTGTCCGGTATCTCCGGCTCAGGACTACTAGCTATTGTGAAGGTCGTAGAGCCGTTGTGTGCGCTCTTCATCATTAGTTGCTTTCTCCAGCCATGCGATGTCCGCATACAGTTGCATATGATTGCCTCGCTTCGTATCGAGGAATGTTGCGAGCCGTTGACGGGCTAACAGAGTACGCGGGCCTCGCTCCCCAATGGTGTGAGTAATGTCGAGTGCTTTAGCTGCTCGTGGAATCAAGGCTAATGTTGATGGTGTCATCTTGTTCTCTCCTATCTCAATATCTCAGGACTCTATAATCCAGTCCTCTAAATATCTATTCTCTCGATTCTGTATTCGCCCCGGGTGGCGTTTTCGTCCACCCGGTAGAGGATATTTTCCGCGATCCACGTCGCGGCCTCCTGTTCTGTCTCGAATTCCGAATCTCCCACCGCCTCCCCCACCGCCTCCCACGTTCCGTTACGCTGGAGTAAATCTACCCTGAACATCGTATTCTCTCCTATCTCAATTCTGCTCTAATCTCTACCTGATAGTATATTCCGAATGAAACCATTTGTCAAGCGTCTGTCGTCATTTTAGCAGGGATAATTAGCTACAATAAAAGAAAATGCTGAAGCTAGGGGGAATTATCTTTTTACGAGTGGAAGTAAACCACTGAGCTGGGGGGCGGTAGAGATGTAGTGCACAACGCTCTTGCATCAATCCAATGCGTCTAGGTAGCCAGTGGGAGCACTTGAAGGGTATGGTATAATGCTCAAAAGCCATGAAAGCCCTTATCTTAGTAATTATTATCCTCCTAACCTGCTATGCGCCTATCGAGTTAACCCGTGTGATTTACGAGAACGGTTTACACCTTCGGTTGTGGACTCCGCAGACTGTAACAAACTGGGTTCCCGACTGGCAGTACGAGCTAGAGATCGCGGTTATGTGGTTTTTTTATTTACTGATTATTCCGGTCTACTGGAAATTGACTCCTAAGAGGTGGTGAATTGAGCGAGTGGATTTCGATGCGAGACTGTCATTTCGGGCGTGGAAATATGGTATTTCTCATCGAGAATCTAGAGACATTGAAAGAGGGTATCTGGCCTCCATCGCCACGAGGAACAGGTTATACGGACGTTTCCGGGGGTAGCGGGTATCATTCGAGCGGAGCGTTCACCCGGCCCTGTGAGTTTGCAGCTGAATGCGAGATAAGATTAAAGGCAACCGGGAAAGACGGGCGGTGGTTGAAGAAAGAGATCGACGAGGAAAGCTCCTGGTACGGTCTAACAAGAGAAGCAAAGTCAGCCCTGAATTATATCAGCGGATGGAGGCGGAAACGAGAGGGTTATCTGGAATGGAAAAAGGATAGCGGTATGCGCCGGTTAGTCAATTTAATTGTGAGGGAATTGATAAGGGCTTGACAAGGTACTCGGCAAAATGCAATAATTCCGTATACTAGGTAATCTTATGCGAGGCATTAACTTCTGCAAGTGCCCATACTGTCTTTTCAAAGGGACACTAAAGCCCTTTTCAATCTTTGAAGACGGTTATGATATTGTCCGACGTTTCCGGTGTAAACATTGCGGGAGTCTGGTGAGCAAGTGAAGCCTTTGACGGTTGTTATCAAGATAGAACGCAAACCATGCCCGAGGTGTGGTTTACTAGTGAAGAGTAGTGAGTGGATAAACCATGTTAGAGATTGTGAATCAGGAAAACCAGGCGATTGATCGCATAATAGCGGTAGAAACAGCGGTAATAAATCAGGCATTTATTAAAAGAGCGGTTGCGTCCTACAATGAGCCTACCTGCAAGAACCTTGCCAACTTTATCATTCGCTACGTCGGGGCCTGCTGGTTAGACCTTACGAGGAAGAATTGAAGTGCCTGTCTTAACCAAACCCCGGTGGGAAACATTTTGTCTTGAATACCTTTCGGGGAAACCCGCCGGGGAAAGTGCTCTTATTGCAGGCTTCTCTCCGAAAACTTGTTACTCAGCCGGCCCTCGGCTGTTGAAGAAGGTTGAAATCCGAAAGCGGTTAGCAGAACTGCGTAATCCGAAAGATAAACCCCTGATTATGGCGGTTGATGAACGTAAGGAACGTCTGACTGAAATAGCCCGTTCGAAACTGACCGACTTCATGGAGCTGGGGCAGGACGGTTCGTGGGTGAACATTGGCAAAGAGACGCCTAACGGGGGGGCTATTCAGGAGATTCACTCGCGGACGGAATACGATGATGACGGGTCGAAACCCACGGTCTACACGAGCGTCAAGTTGCATGATCCTCTGAAGGCCATTGACCTGCTGAACAAGATGGACAAACTCTATAGCGAGACAATAATCAACGTGGACAATCGAAAGATAGAAGTCTATGAACTCACGACTGAGCAACTCAAGTTTATTGCAAGTCGATCCCTCACTAGCGGCGGCGGAACTCCTAAAGAGGGATAGTGCCTGCCGGTCTCTTCTTTCCTTCTGTCAGTACACCTTCCCCGACTATCAGGAAGCGCATCATCTTACAGCGCTGGCGGAGATGTTGGAACGGGTAGAACGCGGGGAAGTTAAGCGGTTACTCGTTTTAATGCCGCCCCGACACGGCAAGTCTGAACTAGTCTCGCTCCGCTTCCCTTGCTGGTATCTAGCGAGACATCCCGAAGACTACATAGCTCAGGTAGGATATGCCGAGTCAATCGCGCTCACTCATTCTCGGAAAGCTAGGGACATCTTCATATCTCAGGGGATGACTAACCTCTTTCCCGGGATACACCATAGACCTGAACGCGCAGGGCAGGAAATCATCATCCCTGAGAGACAAGCGGCGCACGAGTGGGGTACTAAGCAGGGCGGCTCCTACTACGCGGTAGGCATTGGCGGGGGTCTGACGGGCAGAGGATTCAACGTCGGAATCATTGACGATCCAGTGAAGGACGATGAGGAAGCTGCCAGTCAGACAATACGAGACAAGGTCTGGGAGTGGTACAAGACAGTCTTCCGCACGCGGGCGCAGCCGGATGCGGCGATAATTATCGTCATGACTCGTTGGCACCAGGACGACCTCGTAGGGAGGCTCCTGAAGCAGGCTAGAGAAGACCCTACGTCAGACCAGTGGACAATCCTTCACTTCAAGGCACTTACGGAAGGCAAAGCTCTTTGGCCCGAAAGATACCCGCTCGCCGAACTAGAGAAAATACGGTCATCAATCGGCGGGAGAGCGTTTGAGAGTCTATACCAGGGCAATCCTACGGTAGCGGAAGGGCAGATAATCAAGCGCGAATGGTGGAAATACTACAAGGAGAAGCCCACGTTTACGAAGCTAATCCATAGTTGGGACACAGCATTCAAGGACAAGTCCCAAAATGATTATTCGGTCTGTACGGTATGGGGAGAGACGGACACAGGTTACTATCTACTCGACCTCTGGCGGGGTAAGGTAGAGTTTCCCGAACTAAAGCGGGTTGCCGTGTCGTTGGCAGAGAGGGACCATCCCAGTGTGGTAGTCGTTGAGGATAAGGCTTCCGGGCAGTCTCTCATTCAAGAGCTTCAACGCAACACACGATTGCCGGTATTACCATTCAAGGTGGACCGGGACAAGATCGCACGAGCCGAGGCGGTCACTCCGTTAATCGAAGCCGGCAAGGTCTTACTCCCTGAAACTGCTCCGTGGCTGTTCGACTACCTTGAGGAGATGTCAGGTTTCCCGAATGCAGAGCATGATGACCAGGTAGACTCGACCACGCAGGCACTCGAATACCTGAGAGCTAGACCCGAGCAAGACGAAATCGTAGTCTTTGATTCGATGCAACTTTTGAAGGGAATGGAACTGTAAACGTCTAGCTTCCCTCAAAAGTAAACAGCAACAAAACCTAGTCTTGGTTAGTTTCGACCTCACGAGCGGAAGGCACCGAAAATCCCGCCTTTTGCCTAGTTGAAAAGTAAACAACACGAGGTAAACAAGTTTGATAGACGAATTCGAGACGATATTAAAGGAAACCTACCAGAGCGTAGAGCAGTCCCTCTCTCTTGAAGACGCAGGCTGGTTGACCCTTGGCACTACTACCAATGCCAACGTCCTAACCGATGCGGAACGCAAGTTATCAGTCCAGAAGGCGCGCATTTACGCTGTCAAAGACCCGCTTGCGAAACAGGCAATTAGACTGTGGACGGATTACACGTTCGGAACTGGCATGACGTGGGCGGCGAAAGACAAGAAGACCACTGAGGTGCTTTCAAACTACTGGAACGCACCTGAGAATGTCGGTATCCTGTCGGCTAGAGGGCAGCGGAAGTCCTCTGATAAGGCACTCATCGACGGCGAGATATTCTTCGCCCTATTTCTAGGCTCGCAAGGGCAGGCAACGATACGGCGCATAGACCCGCTCGAAATCACTGAGATAGTTACCGACCCCGACGACATGGAGGACGTGAGATATTACAAGCGCGAGTGGTCAACCATAGCGGGACAATCGAAGTCGGCTTATTACAAGTCGGTGGCGAATATCAAAGACAAGTCGATTCTCGACGCATGGGGCAAGAACGTCAGCGCAACGGAAGAGGCGATAGTCTACCACCTAGCTCTAAACACCATCGGGCAGCGGGGCAACTCAATGCTTCTACCTGTGATTGACTGGATTAAGTTATACCGGCAGTTCCTATCTTCAAGGGTAGCGATTATGCTGGCCCTTGCAAGGTTCGCCTGGAAGGTCAAGGTCACGGGCGGACAACCAAACGTGACCGCTGCGAAGGCGATCTACCAGGACCAGAAACCAGCAGCCGGTGCGGTGGCGATTGAGAACATGAGCGCAGACCTTCAACCTATCAAGACGGACTCTGGGTCACAGAACGCTTATCAGGATGGCAGACAGATTAAACTACAGATAGCCGCAGGCGTAGGCTGGCCGGAACAGTATTTCGGAGACATTTCAATCGGCAACCTGGCAACGGCAAAGACAGTCGAACTCCCTGTAATGAAGATGTGCCAATCCCTTCAAACGGTGTGGGCGAGTGCCTACGATGACCTCGACCAGCTCGTGTTAGCGCATAACGACGTACCCGAAGATGCGCGTTACATTGACAGGGACTTCCCGCCCATTACGCCGCCCGACGAGAGCGCGATGGCTGCAAATATAGGCATTATAGGTACTTTGTTCCCTGAATTCGCATCTAACCGAGATGTGATGCAGCAGGCACTCATGAGCATAGGTGTCAAAGACCCCAATGAGGTGATAGACGAGATTCAGAAGCAGGGCAGTACGGAGTCAAACGTAGTGGCGCTGACGAAAGCGCTTCGAAACTTTAAGGAGACGATACAACGTGACGATCACAAGCAAATGCCCCGCGTGTAAGGGCCTCGGTTACAAGGAATTCGAACATGGTCTATTCCGATTTAGATGCGAGACCTGCAAAGGCAAAGGGGATGTCGAAAGTGACAACGGAGACCGTCCTGAGCGAGTTGAACAGTATCCTATCGTTGCTAGAAGCGCGAATCCCCGGAAGCGCGGCAGACCCAGGAAATCAACGCCTCGTTAATTCCCTTCAAGCGGATATAAGCGAATACTTCCGGCAAGTAGAGATGGCTTTACCGCTAGCCGACATTGAGACACTGTATTACAACCGAGTCGGGATAGCTGAAAGTGACAGGCCTGTCAAGGTTGTCTTCGAGGAACCCTTAGAGCCTATCTTGGAACCGATAGTAATTCAAGGTCTACCTGGTGAGCAAGGGCCACAAGGCCCACCTGGAATTGACGGACGGGACGGGAAGGATGGGCGGGATGGTGCGGACGGAGCGGACGGCAAAGACGGCCTCTCTATCAAGGGCAGGGATGGGGTTGACGGGAAGGATGGTCTTAACGGCAGAGACGGGATTGATGGTAGAGACGGCAGAAGTATCAAGGGGGAAAGGGGCGAAGCGGGGGAACCTGGCAAGGCGGGAATATCTAGAGACGAGCACAAGGCCGTCAAGAATCTCATTAGCGACTTTTCAGGGAAGACGTTTGTTGAAGACGACGATCCCAGACTAAAGGACGACAGAAGTCCGAAATCTCACAAGCATCCTGAAATCCAATCGATAGTCATGTCATACCCAATAGCGAATATAGGAAGTCTAGGGATTGGGAGCGAACCTCCTAGCGGTTTTAAGAAGGTATCTAATATCTACGTGGAACCTGAAACGGGCAAATTGATAGTAATACACGAACTATAGGAGGAACAGATGAGTGAATTTTCTGATTACATGGAGAACGCAATTATCAATCAGATGAGGAATGTGGCTGGCCCGCAGGTGGCTGTCTACGTTGCCTTATTCACAGCGGATACGGGGTTAGAGTCAGATGGCCCAGCTTGTGCTGAAGTGTCCGGCAATGCCTATGCTAGACAACTTGCAGGGTTGTCAGCAGGTTCTGGAGGTCTAAGTTCCAATGCTGCGGACATTGTATTTCCTACAGCAACCCCGGCAGGATGGGGAACAGTCACGCATGTCGCTCTAGTTGACCATGCTACCAATGTCACTTGGGGAACCAATGTCCACGTTCTGATGTGGTCTATTCTTGATGCTCAGAAGGCCGTGGACGCTGGAGATACCTTCAAGATAAATGCTGGTGATCTGGATGTTTCTGTAGCTTAAATGGCTAACCTAAACCAATCTCACTTCCGCTTTGGTAAGGATGACGGGACTGAGTCAGGTCATACCTTTTGGCAGCTTGAGGATGTCAACCATACCCAACTAATTACTGCTAACTGGACATTCCTGCTAAGATTCTGTGCACAGAATCCCATAGCAACTGCTCTTGCCAATGTAGATACTCAGTTCCAATATAACAAGAGTGGTGCTGGCTGGGTAAATATAACCACCTCATCATCTGTTGTCAAAGCAGTAGCTGTTAATGCTTTTACCGATGCCCAAACAACCACTAAAAGATTAAGCGGAACTGGCTCCCAGGACACTTCTAATGCTGGGTGTACTGAAGATGGTCTCTCTGGGGGGACTGCTAACGATATTCCCGCCAGTGGTTTTTATGAGACTGAGGCGGGACTTCAGGTTGTTTTTGCCGATGTAGTCAATGGAGATACTATCCAATTCAGGCTTACAAGTCCCGATGCGACAATAGTCTACACTATTACTCCTACTCTGACAATACAAGAGGCGGTCTTTGAGTATGGGGTTGCTACCTTATCTGGGCTAGGCACTTTAGCAGGCATAGGGGTCAGGATAAGGTCAACCCTTGCGACTTTATCTGGTGCTGGATTACTAGCCACTATCGGAACTGTTATTGAGGGAACTGTATATGAATACGGCTCGGCTTTACTTTCTGGCTTAGGTTCACTATCTGCGATAGGCGCAAGAATCAGAGTTGCTACCACAACCTTGAATGGCATAGGTTCACTGTCCGGCATTCCTCAGCGAATCAGATATGGGATTGCTAACTTAGCAGGTTCAGGATTACTTTCAACTTTAGGAGTTCGGGTTAGGGCGGGTGTAGCCTTACTAGAAGGCATAGGTTCCGTGTCTGCCATAGGAATAGTTACATTAGGAGCCATCTATGAATATGGTTCTGCGTTTCTATCTGGTGCGGGTAATCTGGCCGCTTCCGGGATTAGACTACTCACGAGTACGACTACAGTAGCAGGTTCAGGATTTATATCTGTTGCAGGTAGCAGGATTCGAACAACTTCGTCTACTCTAGTAGGTGCAGGAAGCCTGATTACTCGTGGAGTAATGACATTTGCTGGCACAGTTGCTTTAGCCGGACAAGGATTCCTTACGACTAACGCGGTGTCATTGGTGATTGGGAAGGCAATCTCCACAGGTGTCGGAACGCTCTCTGCCCTAGGCACAGTAGTCGGTGAGGAAGTTATATGGTACGGGTCAGCGATATTGGCGGGCATGGGAACCTTAGTGACTTCTGCGGTTAGGATTTTGAGGGGCGAACTTGCATTTGCCGGAGTAGGCAACCTAGTTGCTAAAGGCAAGAAAAAATTGGTTGCTCCCCCAGGTAAAGATATTAAGGCATATGATCCTACAGGGTCTAGTGACTTATGGTACTAAGGAGGTAAACATGCCAGATTCAACTTTTCAGACAGTCCTTCCCCCATTAAAGGCAAAAGATAACGGCGATGCTACCTATGCAGTCGCTGTCTATCAGGTGCCGATGTTCGTAGGCACAGATTTGACGTTCAATACCCTTCCACCCTTGAAAGCCGTGGACAACGGAGATGGTACTTATTCTGTAATGGTCAAGTTGGTCTAGGAGGCACGCATGGCAGATACTACGGCAAGAACGGTTTTACCTCCCCTCAAGATGGTTGATTTGCTGGATGGCACGTTTGCAATGGGCGTTAGATTACTGTCCGCTCCCAGCGGTGCGGGAGCACTCGATGCTACGGCTTGGGTAGTAGCTAACGATGCCCCTGCTACAATCAAGGCTTACGCAGTCATATTGCAGGCGGCGGGTTATCCGGTATGGGTGTGCGATGCAGTAGCGGATGATGTGCAAATTCAGGCGGCCATAGACGGCCTTCCTGCAAAGGGCGGACTTGTGAGTCTAAGTGTAGGCACGTTTACGATTGCGACCTCGGTAGTCTATCACACGGGGGTATCTATCAAGGGACAGGGGTGGCAGTCAACGATTCTAGACGGAACGGGGATCGCTGGCGGAACATACGTGATAGACGCGGACACGCACGCGGCGGCTATTCAAAACGTGTGTTTCGCGGACTTCCAGGTTGAGCACGGCGCTAATGGAATCCGACTTCAAGACAGTTGGAATGTCACGCTAACGAATATTCGCATAATTGATATTACAGGGACAGGACTTTACCTTGACGGTGCTGATTGGGGTATTTCTGGTGTCATAGGGATTAGCGTCTTTGTGAATACCGCAACTACGGGCATCACAATTGACCCTGGACATGCTGCCGGGTTTGCTACAATCAACAGTTTCATTAAGGGCGGAGTAATCAGTTGCACCACGGGTCTCAATATGCCGGGGGCAGCGGGTACACTCGGATTTGCTTCTGCGTTATTTAGCCAGATGCAGATTGAGAACTGCACCACAGGCGCACTAGTTGGGACTGTAGCCGCTGTTTCTAATGTCAAGTTCATTGATTGTATTTGGGACAGCAACACGCTTGACCTAAACAACGGCGTTAATTCGGTAGGAACCTCGGTACAGGGTGGGTTGATTCACCAGAACATAATCACATCCACCTTGCCTTTAGCTAACAACATCGCTAAGTCAGTGACATTCACAGTTGTACCGGCGGGGTATTTAGGGGCTTATACGGCAGTCGGCGACTTTTACTGTGACGGAACTGCTGACGAGGTGCAAATCAATGCAGCGTTCACCGCCTTAGGTGGTACTGGAGGCGAGGTAAGACTTCTCAAAGGCACATACACGGTAGCGGCTGCTGTCATCCCTACAGCCAATTCTATTCTCTCCGGGGTGGGGCCAGGGACTATACTAACCTCCGTTGGGGGAGCAGCCATAGACCTTATTCGTCCTGCTGGTGGCTCAAACTATGTACAGGTAAGAGATATGACTGTGACTGGAGCGGCGGCGGCAAAGAACATAATTAGGATAGATGGCACCTATGGTGTTGTTGAGAATGTCATAGCATCAGGTGGAGATGGGACATCACAAGGTATCATGGTAAGCACATATGGGAAGATACTTCATTGTATAGCCCATGATTGCGGCGGCCCCATGTTATTGAGCGGAAGCGGATACAACGAAATAATTGGTGGGGAGGTTTATGCCTCGCAGAACTATGGGGCATTCGCCCAGCAGCCCTACGGTACGATTATTGGTCTCTACGCGCATGATAACGTTGTTGCCACGGGCGCAGGGATATTCGCTGCTGCTGCGGGAGCCATCATACAAGGATGCCAAAGCCACGGCAACTTAGTGGGTATTTACGTGCAATCCACAAGTACTTCAACCATAGTTGAAGGGAATGACGTGCTTGGTAATACCCTTGCAATGGTAAATGGTACAACTACTCAAACCGGGCTTATCCGAAACAATATCGGGCATATCGCTCCTGGCGAACACCGCACCTATTCAGGTGCTCTCGTTGCTGGAAATGCCAATGCAATCGCTCTAGCATGGCACAACCCAGAGGCGCAGGACGTTCTCATTGACAAGGTAGTGGTCGAGATTACCACGGGCAGCGTAACTGCAAACTCTGTGATTGACGTAGGTATAGCAGATGATGCGGCAGGAACAAACAGAGGAGTGGAGTTCTTTGATGACCTTGATGCTAACGATGTAGATATAAACAACTCCTATCTTGCTGGGGACGGAGGTACACAGACTAAACCCGTATTCTGTCAAGATTCGGCAAGTGCAACGGACGGATGGATAGTCGGCCAAATCCTAGTCGCTGATGCTGCCGCTCTCGCGGGTAAATACTATATCTACGTGATAGGTCGGTAATGCCGCCTCCTGAGAAAGAAGTCTTCGATATTCTCGATCCGATTCTCTTAGCCTTCCGCACACGCCTAGAGGCAACAATCCTCAATCATGCCGTAACTGCCTACCTGAGAGGTTCTGCCCAGATGGTTTCATTCGGGCGGACATTACTTGACAAGCCGATTTACTTCGAAGGCCCGCCCATGCAGCAGGCAATTTCCTACGCCAACAAACACGCTGCGCGACTTGTGACCGAAATGGATTTGGAGACGAAGGATAGGCTGGCCAAGGTAATCGCTGACGGTATTCAGAACAAGAGAGGGATTGACGGGCTGGCCAGGGACATACGCAAGGGCTTTGACGATATGACGAAATATCGGTCTCAACTTATCGCGCGGACAGAGACGGCGGGGGCACTTTCAAAAGGAAGCATTGACCGCATGGAAGACATGGGTGTAACGGGGAAAGAGTGGGTCACTGTCGGGGATGACAAAGTAAGCGACGAGTGTTTAGGAAACGAGGCCGAAGGTGCAGTGCCCATTGACCACGTGTTCTCAGGAGGCGTTCTCAACCCTCCCCAGCATCCAGATTGCCGATGTTCTCTTGCGCCCGTCATGCTCAAATAGGAGGACTAAATGCCTTATCCAACATTGGATAGTTTGCCAGATTGGGTTAAGGACATGCCGAAACATGCCCAAGAAATATATCAGGCAGCGTGGAATTCAGCCTATGAACAATACAAAGATGAAGGGAAGGCAGCAGCAACGGCGATTACGGCTGTTAAGACTAAGTACGAAAAGAACGCAAAAGGCGATTGGGTAGCCAAAGAAACTATAACTGAAGGCGGAGGTGGGTCAGGCAACTTCGGACATGAGGGAAGACCTGGTGAAGTGGGAGGAAGTGGTGGAGGGGGAGGTGGAAGGGATAAGTTCGTTTCAGAGAAAATCTCTGCCAGTCCACACCAAAAAGGCGAATTTGCCAAAGGCACCTTTTCCAATAGCGCCGTAATGGAACGGACACAAACTGTGATAAAGGAAGCAAAAATACCGGATAGGCATCTCGAACATATTAGCAAGATAACAGTGGACGCAGATAAAATTGCGGCTCGCGGGCAGATGGTTGATGCGACTTTCGATTCCTCTAACAATGAAATCACATTGGGACGTTTTGGGAACGAAGCGGTTATACATGAAATTGGACATGGGGTTATGCAAGGTGAAATCTTTGGGGCAAAGAGAGGTGGCGAAGTCATGACAGTCTTTGCTGCGTCTTCGAAGACAGGCAAAGGGTTTGTGAGTTCCTACGCAAAGACGGATGTAAGGGAGTTTTTCGCGGAATCTTACGACGCCTATGCGAAGAATCCAGCTGGCTTTAGTAAGTTGAATCCGCCGATGGCCAAAATACTTAAGAGTATCTGGTGAGGAAAAAAGAAAATGATACTAACTGATCCTAGATTAGAACCGGATAGATTCAAATTCGGCGGCGAACCTCTAACCGATGAAGATATGGCCAAAGAATCCAAACAGGAGGTGTCAGTGAAAGCAGAATTACAGGCGAAATATGCCGAGATAATTCAGGAGGCGGGTAGACGCAACGCTTCTTCCGATGCCGCGAGGATTAAGAAGATTCGGGAACTGTGCGAGGAACTTCTGTCGAGCGAAATAGAGGATGAAGTAAAGACGAAAGAAGCCTTGGCGGAAGCGACTGCAACTCTCACTTGGCTGAAAGAGCAAAAGACTTTTAAGACCGAAGACGGTGCTCAGTATCCTCAAGAAGCCTTTGCCTACGCGCCGGACGCAGAGAAGCCGAGTGATTGGAAGCTCCGACTCTGGGAAGACCCTCAGAAGAAGATCACGCGGGCGCAACTCGGACGTGCGTCCGCGACTCTCAGCCCAGGCGGATTCAGGGGTCAGAGAGTTGACATCCCGAAAGAGGATTTGCCGGCAGTTAAACGGACAATCAGGGCAGAGTACCGCGCCCAGGACGTGGCCGATGAGGACATTCCCAAGTGGGTGAAAGAGTCTGAGAAGCGCGTTCCCCTGTCTGACTTTGTTTCTCTTTCAGAGGCCACGGTCACAGGGAAGGGTATTGCAACTATCGTGGTGATTAAACCTGGACTGAACGCCTCGAAGGAAAGATATTACTCTCCCGAAACACTAAAGCGGGATTTCGGATTGTTCGAAGGCGTTAAAATGTATGCCGACCATCCGACAGAAGCAGACGAAAAGCAACGTCCTGAGAGGTCGATTAAGGACTGGGTAGCAACTCTGAAAAACGTGCGAATGGACGAGAAAGGTCAGATCATTGGCGAGGCCGTAATCGTCGAACCCTGGATGCAAGCAAAGTTAGCCTCACTCAGAGATAAAGGGATGCTCACTGAAATGGGCATTTCCATCAACGCAGTAGGCACAGCAACCAAGGGCGAGATAGAAGGCGTCAAGACCAATGTGATTGAGCGGATTGTCCGCGTGCGTTCTGTAGATTTTGTCACAGAGGCGGGAGCCGGGGGAATGGTCCAGATGTATGAGTCCGGCCCCGAAAACGACGTAGACATTATCACTCTTGATACTCTAAGGGAACGGCGTCCTGACTTGGTTAAGACTATCGAAACCGAGGCCAAAGCCGTAATTATGTTGGAGGTAAAAAAGACAGTGGAACTTACTGAAAAGGTCAAGGAACTGGAGACCAATATCGTAACGCTAACCACGGAACGGGACGAACTGAAGGTCAAGATCACCGAGGCAGAAAAGGCAAAGGCAAAAGCCGACGCGCAAGCCATCATAAAAGAGGCGGTTGCGAAGGCCGAACTTCCCGATGCTGCTAAGGCGAGACTGACTAATCAGTTCAAAGATGCTGAGAAGGCCGACGGCGTAGCGGAGGCAATCAAGGCGGAGTCAGAATACATCAATGCCTTGAAAGAGGCGGGCAAAGTCAAGGGAATGGGAGCCAATAAGCCCGACACGGAAGCAGATCACAAGGCGCTCGTCGAATCCTTCAAGCGCACCGGCATGAGCGATAAGGACGCCGAACTGGCCGCCAAAGGAAGGTAAGCCATGAACGTACGCGATAGGTCACGTATAGCATTTGCGCTGAAATGCAAGCCTGAAGAGGTGCCAGATACGCCGGAGAAACTTCGGAGCGCCCTTGCTAACCGGCGTGCCGTGCTGAAGGCGGCGAAGAAGGTGAAGCATGGTTAATCCATACACTAACCCCTATGAGGCCGTAGCCGGACGTGAAGTTTCCTCTACGTTTGAGGGACGGCACATCAATATCGAAGAGACCCGGCTGATACATCCCGACCATACCGACCCTGTAACGGGTGACGACTTTGTTCGCAAGGGAGACCCTGTGGCATTCTTCGACGGCGCAGGGGTAGCTCTCAAAACTGCGACAGCGACAACGGAATCAATCCCAGTAGATACGGAAGGTATCTGGAGATTGTCCGTCACTAACACAGGGGTCAATTTCTTCGGGGGTATTGTGGTGGGGCAGGTGCTCTACATCGACGCGCAAGGCGTAATCTTCGACGAATGGAGCACATCCTATACCATCTTCGGCTATGCGCTAGAGCCGATTGCTGACCCAGGGCAGGGTGCTCCGATTACCCAGGTCATTGCGGTGAAGGTTCACTGGATGTGGCCGTTCTGGTTCTACACCACGGAAATAGAAGTCTAAAAACTAACTTAGGAGGTAAGAACAATGCCAGCTTTTGGAGTTTATCCAGTAGCAGACGCCTTGACTGAAGGCGAAGAGGTTTCGTCTACCTATGAAGGTAGACACGTCACTCTATTGGAGAGTGAGCTAATTCACAAGGCCGGAAACGTCGGCGGACTTGTCGATAAAGGCAACCCAGTCGTTTTCGACATCACAGAGGGGCATGGAGTCGGGATTGCGTTCACCGATGCTGCGGCTGCAACTGACTTAGTTGCCATTGACACCGAGGGTATCTGGATTGTGGATGTTGTCGCGGCTGACGATGGGGGGAATATCGCAGTAGGCGGCGGAGACGTGCTCTATATCAACAACGTCACTGCTGTTGTCAGCAAAATCGCTACCGGAGCCACGCAGGTTCCGTTCGGGTATGCGCTGGGCATCATCGCTACTCCGGGCAATATCGAAAGGATAGCGGTCAAGTTGCACTGGAGTCCGGTAGACAACTGGATTCGGGACCTGGAGCCGTTCTACTTCGGTGATGGACTGGACGTCAACCTGACCTATGACTCGGCTACGGGCCAGTTAATCCTTACCGCCCCAACCGTAACTCACGACACGTCCGGCCTGAAAATCGTAGCTGCTCAAGCCGCTGGGCATAATGAGCAGGGCATAGCGTGGTACGCGGATGCCAACTATAGTGGTGTAATGACTGCCACCTTCCTGTATGGCTGCGGCACTTGGGTCAATCTCGCCACCTCATTTGACGGCGCGGCGGTGCGTGGTGTTGTTGCCGCACAGGACAACGGCATCTTTGCCACCACTCTGACGGAATGCGCCACTACCGACCTGGTATATGGCATGAGGGCAGAGTGCATCACTCAGGCTTCTGTTCATGGCCTGTATGCATTCTCGCTAAACGCCCCCATTGCCACGACTGCCGCTCATCGGGCCATCTTCTATGCGGATAACGTGGAATCGGTCGGGCATCTTGTTGCTCAGAAGTCCGGCGTCTCAGGCGGGTGCCTCGCTCTCGCTTACGTCAATGGTTCCGGCTACTCTGATGTTTACTATGTCAACCTGTGGCAGAGCTAGAAATTAAAAAGGAGAAAAGACAATGCGCAAACTGAACTTGAAGGATTACACGGTTACAGGGAAGGTAAAGGGCGGCGATGGGAACATTGTAGACATTACCGCCCCTTACCGAGTCAAAGATTCCATCCTCAACCTGATGTTTACACGAGAGTTGCAACTGTCTGGTGCTGAACTGGTCAAGCAAAACGTGCTGGCCATGAAGCTAGAGACTTGCAAAGAAGATACCATTCTCTTGGAAGACGAGGAATGGGGGCGAATCAAGAGGGCCGTGGACACCTTCAAGGGATTCAACCGGAACGACGTGGAACTTGTCACCCGCATAAACGATGCGGAAGTTCAAAAGTAAATCGAAACATGGAGGTTAATTAAAATGGCAGAATTCATGAAACTTATGGAGGACTGGGGCGGATACACCGCTCTGTCCGAAGTCAAGAGGCCCGAAGGCTATGAGCGACGCCTGAAGGAAACCATCGACCTACTCACCAATGCAGCCGGTCTACCCGCGCATCGCCACGAATACCTGCTCCGCGAAGCTCTTACCACGAGCGACTTCCCTTATCTCTTCGGCGACGTGCTGGACAGGCAGGTTCTCGCGGCCTATAAGGGCGTCGATCCTGTGTGGAAGCAGTTCACCAAACAGTCCACCGTTCCCAGAATCTCCCCGCAGGTCGGTGGATACCGCTTCTCAATGACGGGCGGAGACCAGCACCTTGAAGAGGTGGCAGAGAAGGGCGAGTACCTGGCTTCTGACCGCAACGAGACTCGCTATCCTGTGTCCGTCAAGAAGTATGGTCGTCAGTTCGACATTTCGTGGGAGGCCATGATAAACGACGACCTGGGCGCCTTGAAGGATACCCCGACCCGCTTCGCTCTCGCGGCTGCGCGGACTGAGCATCGCATAGTAACGGCGATTTATGGAGGGGATTGTCTCGCCGGTACTGGATTGTATACCGCCGCTCAGGGCAACGTGGGTGCTCTTCCCCTAACCATCGCCAATCTTGAGAACACTTGTGAAGCGATGGCGGCCTTCCTTGATGCCAGTGGCGAACCGATAATGAACAGGGCTAAGTACCTTGTGGTCGGCCCCGGTCTAGAGTTCACCGCTCGGCAGATTCTGACCTCGGCAACCAAGATGTGGGTGATGAGCACCGTTGCCCCGACTGTACCGTATCCGACGACCAACGTCATTTCTCAGTACGGTCTTCAGTTGGTCATCGACCCGTACATACCCATCTTCTGCACGGGCAACGTCCTCAGTTGGTTCCTGTTCGCCGCTCCCTCAGATATAGCGGCCATGGAGTGCGATTATCTGGTCGGGCACGAGAGGCCGGAGATTTGCATGAAGGCCAGCGACAAGGTGTCGATTGGTGGCGGAGAAGTCGGCCCGATGACGGGTGACTTCGCAACGGATAACGTCTTCTACCGCGTGAGGGACGTGTTCGGCTGCAATAGACTTGACTGGAGAGCCACTTACGGGCAACTCAGCAACGTCTAAATAGTGCTAGTCGAGGGGAGAGGGCGGTTATCTCCTTTTCCGTTCTCTCCCCTTGCTAGGTAGGAGCGCAATGACAGACATCGAAAAGGTACGACTCCTCATTGGGGATGTTACTCCTGCACTGCCAGCCTTGCCCTAT